GAGAAAATCCTAGATGATGCAGCCATTCCGTATGAGCAGAAGGTGGAAATGTTTAGCGGACTACGGTCTGTATCTACTCCTCGTGCTAATGAATCTCTTTTCACTGTTGACAGCGTCCGTACTATTATTGACGACGTAGGTGACTTCGATACTACTGTTCGTACCATTGCTGAGGAGTACAAGAAAACTCCGAAGTACGCGAACATGGAGATTGACGAGATAGTTAATACCATCGGCCCTAGCATGAAGAGTCACTACGATACTTCGTATGGCTTTGCTGACCGTACTGATGGTGTGCGCTATGCCTTCGTCAACGCTGACATGACTGCGAAGTCAAATGCTGACTTCTTAGCATCAGTAGACCCCAAGACCTTCGACGCAATCTATGAGCGCGGCGGAGATACTGGGGTTTTGGCAGTACTGTACCATGAGAAGGGCCACCTTACCGCTGACTGGTTGAGTAGCCGGTCTATGGTAGATACCAAGTACGGCAAGAAGATTACCGCTGAGCTTGAAACTCTCAGCCGTATGGCCCGCCCTGAAATGTGGGACAGGGTTGATGCTATCATCAAGAGCATCAATGCTGGAAACATCACTGGTGCTGACAAGATTAAACTCCTGCGGGAAGTCGGCTATGCCAAGAACCATCGTGAGCTGTGGGCAGACTCCTTCGCACTACTGGAGAATCCGGCTACTGCTGAGGTTATGCGTAAAGTGGCTCCGTCAGTAACACGGCTGGCTCTGACTAACAAGTCATTGTCTGCCCGCTTTGGTGATACTAAGCGTGTGCTGAATATCAATACCAAGGAGCTGACCCGTGATGGCTTCGCATTTACTGCCGCTGACATGGGTGTCAAAGCACTGGGATTGAAGAATGGTGGCAAGTCCTACATGGTAGAACTAGGTGGTGGTAAGCACATCATTGATGTTAAGGCCAAGTTCGACCCTATGACTTTGTCTCCTACTGAGGCTTCTGCTCACTACTGGGCGTGGATGCGTCCTGACAGTGACCTGAAACTCCCACCGCTTGAGCCTATTGAGTACACAGATTTCCCACGGCTGACTCGTGCCTACAAGGAAATGCTGGACAAGGAGGCTACTACTGCTGGTGCTGAGACTTTGAACTTCAAGGTCAAGATGCCTGATGGTACTGAGCGTGAGGTGCTGGATTCCGCTGACATGGTAGACCATGTACGTGCCGCCAAACGCAACGTAGTAGAGCAGCTCAGTGGTCGGACAGTAATAGATGTTAACACTGGCCTGCCGCGGAAGATGACCCATCTGGAGATTGCTAGGGTAGCAGATACCAGTCCTGAGTTCGCACTGCACAAGTTCGACAATACTAGCGCGTTCGATAGTCTGGTAAATGATGTTACTGCTCCTCAGCATATCGTACTGCGCTATGACCGTCGTGCCATCAAGGACTTCGAGACTCGCAGTGCTGAGAAGGCAGCGTTCGACCGTATCGAGATGAACAAGGCCCATGCTGATAGTGTCTTTGCTACTATTATGAGGGACGCTGCTGGTGCTTTCCCTGAGCGTGTACGCCAGTCTGCGCTCACTAAGACCAGCCCAATGATAGATATTAGTCCGTTTGAGGGAGGTATTAACTTTCTTGGACAGGCCAACGGTGAATACTATACCGGTGCTGGGTATGCGCAGGCTACTGGCAGTGCGCTGAACACTGTGCAGTCGCGCACACGTGCTACCATTCAGGCTGACTTCGAGTCTGCTAGAGTGGCTGTTACCAGCAGCGAAAAGTCACTAATTGAGTACAACGTATTCGACGCATGGCACCGGGGGCACAGGGCAGTATATGAGTTTGCGGATAATCCGCTTGCTCGTATGGATGAGCTGACTGAAGTGATGCGTGGTACTACTGACCCTGCACAGTTGAAAGCAATGACTACTGAGCTGGAGCGGTTGCAGCAAGTAGCACAAGCCATTGATGGTGCTGGCCTGACTGAGTGGTATCGTGCAGGTGGTAATCGCTTCATCAGCGATTCTGCTATGGGCGAGTACACTACCATCATCAATAAAGCTGACCTCTCAGGTGCTGACCTGAGTGCATGGTACTCCAAGAACGTGAAGGATACTATCAAGGGCTCTAACCTAGTGGAGGTTGATTCCGTTGAGGTGGCCTCTTTCATTAAGCAGCATCGTGACTTGAATGATAGTCTCACCAATCAACGCATGATGGTGCGGCGCTCGCAGGGGCGTGCTGGTAGAGCCGCTGACGGTAGAATCTACCTAGGCCCGCTTGATACTGCGCGCTCTCCCTATCATGCTTACGTGGTTGCTGGCACTGAGGGGGTGGAGGCTACCAAAGAAGTGGGAGTAGTGACAGCTATGGACTCTGCCGGACTTCAAATTAAGATTGCCCAAATCAGGGAGAAGTTCGGGGACAGCGTGAAAGTAGTCACAGAGGCCGATAGACAGGAGTACCTAAAGATAAAGGGTGATTGGGATGCTACTAAGCGCCACGGCGACTTACTCGTCAATAGTGAGCTGGAGCGTAAAGGTATCCTCTCAGAAGTATTACCTGAGCGCGACCCTACGGCACTTAACAGGGCTATAGACCACTTAGTTAATTTAGCTACAGGAAATCAAAGGGAGGCAGTCGCGCTTAAGTATGCCGAGGAGATTGCTGAGCTAGATGCCTATGGCGCAGAGGCTAAGGCAGCGGCCAGTTCCAGATTCGGTGCCAGCGCTGCTAGCACTAAGACTAGCGATAGCTGGTCAGAGCAGAAGCGCATGATGTTGAATCTATCAGCGTCTCACTCTGATAGTAAGTGGCTGGAGTTCCAGAACTCTGTAGATACTGCTGTAACGCGTGTGTTCAATGGTGTTACTGACGCTGTACGTAAGGCAGTCGGCCAGAAGTTTACTGACGCTGCCATAGCAGAGCTGGACGCTACCATGAAGAAGTACGGATATAAAGGGCCCTTCAATATGGAGAACCCTGCTATCCGTGAGCTGATGGTAACTGGTGGTAAGCAGCATAAGGGTGCGCTAACTAAGGTATCCTCCATGCTGAACAGTCTGGTGGCAACTACCATGCTTCGGCTGGATGCTGCTAACTGGATGGTCAACGCCATGTCCATGCCTATCACTGCTATGCCTGAGTTGCGAATCCTGCGCAGTATGGTAGGAGAAGCAGCGCAGAAGCAGATGGATGAACTAGGGTCAGTAGTAATTCCTGACACTGGTCGCCGTATGCCTAGTAACGGCAAGGTGCTGCTGGGTGCTATCAACGACTTCTTCACTGACAAGGGGATGGTAGAGCGTTACGTCAAAATGGGCATTGTACCCAAAGACCTCCGCGCAGTTCTGGAGTCAGGGGATATGGTGAGCGGGCCGCTGGGCGACCTATTCAACGCTAACAGCTCAACAATCGGCAAGGCATTGAATAGCGTAGAAACTAGCGTAAAGGCCGCCATAGACAAGCTCGGGGCGGGAGGTGATTGGGCCGAACGGTTCAACTATGCAGTGGCCGCTCGGGCCGCCGAGAAGATGATTGACGCAAGCGGTATGGAGCTGTCCCAAGGGGCTAAGCACGCTATGATGGTGCGCTTTGCTACTAGGATTAACGGCAACTATGCAGCCGCTCAACGGCCAGCTCTGTTCCAAGGGTGGGCAGGGCAAGCGATTGGTTTGTTCCAGACGTATGGCATGAACATGATTAACAACATGCTTCGCTATACAGGGGCAGACAAGAAAGCGGCAATCTCTATGGTAGGGATGCAGACGATGATATTCGGAACGAATAGCCTACCTGGCTTTGAAGCTCTGAATCGTCTGGCATGGGAGCGCAGTGGTAATACTGACGATATCCACACTGGTATGTCTGACTTGATTGGGAAGGACACTGCTGAGTGGATACTGTATGGACTAGGCTCTAACTTTACCAAGCCGCTGATAGGGGAGGGTATCGGTGTTTATAGCCGTGGTAACGTAACACCAATGAACCCATTGATTATCCCTACTAGCCTTGACGAAGTACCAGCTATTCGCTCTGCTGCTAAAACCATCGGAGCTAGCATGGACTTCTTCGACAATATTAGTCAGGGGATGGGTGCTGGTGATGCGTTCGGACTAGCTCTTGCATCGCAAGGGTTGAGCCGTCCACTACAAGGGATAGGCCAGTTGGCCAATGGGGAGGTTACTTCCGCTAAGGGTAATAGAATCTACGAAGTTGACTTCACCAACTGGTGGTCAACTGCTACTAGATTAATGGGAGCTAAAACTCTCAAAGATGCAGTAGCTCAGGATTCCTATTACCGGATGCGGAACTATAAAGCAGATGCAGAAGATGCTGCCATTGAGGCATTCAGACCACTAGATGCTTCTCTCCGTATGGGCGGAGGTGCTAGTGACGAGCTGATGGACAATGCTCTCCAGAGCTACTTAAAGGCAGGTCACTCCTACGATGCTTTCCAGCGCAAGGTCATGCAGACAATGATGCTTAGTGAGCAAGGGGAGCTAATGCAGATGCGGAATAAACTGCAAACTCCAGAGGCGCAATACTTGTTGAAAGTAATGGCCGATTAAACAAAAAGCCCCAACTCGCAAGAGCTGGGGCTTTTCTTATTTCTGCTTACTGGCGTCTGCCATACGAGCACGATAGTATTCCAGTTCGTGCTAGCTGTGCATTCCTACGCCCATGTAGTACCGTACTGCTAGTGCTGTGCGAGTAGGTACTGTATTCATCACCGGCTTGTATTTATTTGCCATGCCACATTACCTGCTGAGGGAGTGACGGGTCGCAGTCCACATGGACAAAGCTACCGTAAATCCCTATACGATTAAACCCAACAGCAAGAGCAGCACGTACTATTGCCATTCTTGCTGACCCGTGGTTAATTCTGATATCTACAGCATACCCACGCAAGTGAGCAGAATCAGGCTTACCACCTTGCTTGCGGTTCCAGTCCTGGCAGCGCACTGCACTGTTCAGAACAAACGGGATACCTGCAAGGTCACGAGCAAGTGTCAGCTTCGTAAGTAGGTAAGGCTGCATATCAGCAATACCCTTGCCGCACTTACCGCAGTTACACTCGAACTCGCTATCCTTGAAGTAATCACGCAGTACTGGAGTCCTGTTCATTACTACCCCCATCAGTTGCCTGCATAGTAGCGCTGCGACAGGCAGCAACTCTTTTCACAAACGACTGAGTGGTATCGCGGGGGTCAGTAGCCTGCCCTACTAACTCCTTCACCAGCTCAATCGCAGTTCTACGACTCAGCGCGTTGTAGTACTCGTTGTGACTAGCAACGTCCTGAATGTTGGCAGTGCGCGTCAGTATCTCCCGCAGCATACTGCTGATAACGTGGAGGTCGTTGAGGTGGCTATCGCGCTGAGTTACTGCTACTGTCAACTCAGTACGCAGCAGAATCAAATCTGCTTTGGCCTGACCCAGCTCCTGCTCTACTTCCTGACCAGCGATGTATGCACCGCTTACTTCTTCGTAAGTACGGGCGATGGTATTATTGCGGTCAGCAATAGCCTCAGTCAGCGTAGCCTGAGTTTCCCGCAGCTCGGCTATTGCTTCATTAAGCTCGCCGTTGATACGGTACAAGCGGCTGAGTTCTGGCAGCATACCGGCCATGATTTCCTCGGCTGTAAGGCCCTGCATCTTGGTAGATACTTCTACCGCGAGAGGGTGAACAGGTTCCGGAGTATTGAACGGTACAGCAGTGTCAAAGTCTGGGCCATCGTTGGCCGGTACAACTATTGCTTCTGGAGCATCGAGCAGTTCCAGAGTTACCCGATTCATTGCCTGCTCACGAGTAAGTCCGTGGTGTACCATGTGGTACTGGACTTCTTTCTCAACCTCAGGGTCAGGAATGCTAGTAGCTGCCTGAGCATCCATCTTTGCCAGACCTTCTTTCAGCATCTGTGCAACGGTACCAGTGTTAGTTTGTTCCATGACTATCTCCACGTTGGCTGTAATAGGCCGATGGGCGCTATGTGCGTGCGCTGGCGGCATAATGATAAGGTCTGCTAAGGAGTATCTGTCAAGGGTATCCGCGCCTTCGGCGCGGCAGCGAAGCTGCCCTTGACTGATACTACGCAGACCTTACTATTATGCCAAGCAGCGCCAGCTTCATAGCCGACGCCGCTCGGTAGGACTACTTAATAGTCGAGTGCGATAAACATGTTGCTATCATCTTCGGATTGAAACTGATAGCCACAGTCTACCATATGGTTCAGTGCTGATTTAGCAGAGAATCCATGGGCTCGCATCAACTCTACTACTTTCTGAACGGAGTAGTCAGCAGTAACTTCTGCCACCACCTCCGCATCTTCTGGTACGTCACCAGTGAAGGTCATACCAGCCAGGCCATCAGCAGCACGGTAGATTACAGGCCAGCGGAGGGCCAGTTGTTGAGGTACTCCATAGCCATCAGCAGTGCTGACCATATCTTCTGGCCCGCGTCCGTCAGCGCCGCCGGAAGCCAGTCCTGTACTGCCATCCCCATCGGTGGATACTCCAGCAGTAGTAGACTGGTCACCGCTGTCACCAGTAGGAGGTAGTACCCCATCAGTAAGAGCCATGTCAGTCTTGATAGTATTCGCATCAGAGTTGTTCTCCGTCAGGGGAGGCTGCTGCCCGTTTTCTGAGTCGGTCTGCAAGGCTGAGGCTGCTAGTTCCTGAGCCGTTACCACGTTGCTCGCTGCTGCCGCTGCCAAGGATGGGGCCAGTGCGGCTTGCTGTGCTTGCTTGATTGGCTTGGGAGGTGTTGCCATTAGTTAGCACTCCTTTTGATTTAAGATTTAACTTCCTACTAGATGCAGCCCATTCTTGTAAAAACTCGGTGCGTACACCTTCTGGGAACTGCTCGAAGTAGGGGGCTCGCTTGTGCAGGGTGTAATATGGCTTATCCCCGCCTACTAGTGTTATCATACCACAATGGGTTAGGTGGCCTAATAACAATTGCAGGTCAGGTAACTTCTCAACAGTAAGTCCTAGGCGTAGGCCTAGGTCGTCCTGGTAGAGAACGCCATCGGTGTGCAAGATGCTCCAGATTATCTCTGTAGACTGCGCACCATTCTTATTTAACCCATACCCACCTAATGCAAAGTGCATAGTACACTCGCAGTAGGTAAGAATGGAGTTAGCATAAATGAGGATAGACAGGTCTATGATACGCTTGCCTGTGCAGATAGCAGTAATCATTGCCATCTTCAACAGGTGGTCACGCCTCCGTGCTACGAATGAGCGGAGCCTAGCATCACGCGGCCCTACTGCTTTCAGCCCCATATCATTTAGGAGCTGTAAAGCAGCAGGGTCTATCTGCATTGGCCCTGTGGCACTGAGGTGGTTCCCCAGTAACTTCGCAGCGGTAGCTAATTCTTGTTTATTAGCCATCGGTTGCGGCACGTACTCAGGCTTGATAGTTTCGCACACCAGTAGCAAGCGACTCAGCAATCCTGTTTGATACGTACTAGGGGGAATAATATCAGCAAGCGTTTGCGGTGTAGCGCCTCCTATAAATCCAATGATAGGCTTCTCTATCTTCTTGTCACCAGCAGAGCGTGTAGCAGTGCGGTACTCGTCAGGGCAATCATACAACCTAATCAACGCTGAGTGTATGTCACTACCACCAGCGCAAAAGAAGTCTTTGGCTTCATCTATAGCTAGTGTCACTCTAGTTTCTGACAGGTCAGAGTCAAGCAGCGTATTAATGTCATCGCCAGCAGAGAATACCCTGTCGGCAAAGTCATCAAGAAACTTATCGCTACTACTTCTTATGTTAGGAAAATTTGTGTATCCCACCATGCCCATAAAAGCTACCGCGTCAGCAATGGCAGTAGACTTTTTACTGCCACTGTCACCGACTAGCATAGCGTACATGTTAGGGTAAACTTTTCTATCCCCATCCATGACGTACACTTTTCTTCCTACAACACCGCCTATCAGTGTCATCAAGGCGATGCGGCGGAAGATTAACGGAGTGCTGGAAACTGTGTGCGCTCGCAAGTAATAAGACATTATGTCATTACTCGATAACGATAGCTCCTGCATTAGCCTTTAACCTCACTGAGTCGTTTACCTATCACAGGGAAGTCACAAGGTATTACCAAGGTTCTGCCCCGAACGGTATACTTCGCACTCATATATTCGCTGAGTGCCTGTCCAGCTGCTTGGAACTGGGGATGGTCTGGCTTGCACTGGTAGACTATCTCGTCGTGTATTGGAGCTTTCACTCGTACTACCTCTCGGAGTATCTGCCACTCTCGCCAGAACTTGTACCATGCTCGCTGGATAATCTTTGCAGATAGTCCCTGAGGCATGTGTGCTACCAGTTCGTTCAAATCTTTCTTATTCTTCTTATCTCTGGAGGGGCGCTTAAACGTCAGGCGCGTCCATGGTATTTCATCGCAAGGGATGGTCAACCGTCCAGTTGCTAATACTTCCTGAATTACTTCATCGTAATACTTACCGCGGACAGATGGGTAGGTATCATCAAATCTACTCAAGAGGTATTCACATACATCTAGCAAGCGCATCTTAGCAGGCAGGCCAAGCAGTCTTTTAGCTTCTTGCACATACTTAGGCCCCATTGTCAGCATTAGCATAAACTGCGACATGTTGTAGTTAGCGCCGTGGTTAGTACGCTTAGACAAATCTCGCAGCTTTTTATTCTTAGCCTTACCAGCCTCTATGTCCCATATATCATCGAATGGTACTCCGAAGAATAGGGAGCAGTTCTTACTGTGGAAGTCAGGGCTATTCTCTACAGCATCAATGAGGCCGAAGTCCTCACTAATATAAGCAGTAGTTCTAGACTCTGCTTGAGCGCCGTCACTAGAACACAGCACGTACCCATCATCAGCAAGATACATAGAGCGCATCTTGTTATCAAGGTTCTGTACTTGTGTCCCTACCCACAGGTTAGAGGCTTTACTAGCATCACGCCCTGTATCAGTGCCACAGCTGTTAACCTCGTACAGCAGTCGGTCGCAGAACAAAGTAGCATTGATGTAGGTACTAATCTTCTTACGTGCCTCACGCACGGTTTGAATCTTATCAACCATGATTCGGTTGAGCGGGTGCGAGTCAGATAGTTTGCGTAGCTCAATCTTATCAGTAGCTTCAACCTTCTGGAAGTTAATAGCATTGAACAGCTTGAGTACTTGAGGCGAGCTATTAGGATTGAACGGCCCGCCTACCATCTTCTGTAATGACTCCAGCTCCTTGTCAGCCAGCTCTTTATATTCTATAGCTAGCCTATCCCTCTCCTCAGTATCTACCTTGAAGCCATCGGCCCCACAGGTCATGTTAGGGAATACCTGCTTGAAATTCATTACGTAGTTTCTTCTGGCCCATGTAGGTGCCAGCTTTTGCATGATAAGGAATGCCCATGCAGTTACGTAGGTATCTTTCGCGCAGTACTCTGCCCGCTTCTCAGTAATCTCGTCCTTCCAGTACACAAAACTATGCAGAAACAGCGAGCCAATATAACCTAGGTCTCGCGGCATTTCTACTAGCCATGAGTGCATCATGGTGTAGGTGTCGTAGATATAATTGTAAAGAGGGCAATTGAATCGCAGGAAGTAGGTGCTATCATAGCCACCATTCTGCATTACTTTCGGAGCAGCACTTCTATTGAAGCGGCGGATAATTTCTAAGTTGAAAGAAGAGTCGAAATGAATGGCAGTAGAGTACGACTCCAGCTTACCATTATTAACAATGATAAACGTATACCCTACCATATCAATGATAGGAATGCAGTCCTTCAACTTCTTGGAGTTCTTACCCTTTACCTGAGTCCACATACCGTGAGTGGTAGTATTGTGGGCCTTGGCTATATGTGCCAACTTCTCAGGGTCAGGCTCAAACAAGATAGTTTCAACGTCCACCCCCGTGAGCACTGACATTTCTGATAGCTCTATCAGTCGCTCCATGTTATCCTTACTATCCCACGGTATGTAGGTGAAAGGAGATTCTTTGGGTGTACGCTTCTCTTGCGTGAGTTTGTTTATCCATGTTTCTGTTTGATAGCGCCCGTACTCGTACCCGTAGATATTCTTTGTCTTATCAATGATAAGCCAGTTAATACCAGAGTCATGGAATACTGAGCCGGCATAGTCAGACAAAGTAGCTTTGGTATGGTCATGCCCTTGACGCGACACCAGTGCTTGCAATACCTTCGTGTGAGATACTATTACACTGGTGCAGCCTTTCCTCTCCGCCTGCATCTTGTACTGGCTAATGTAAGTATGGTCAGATTTCTGTACCAGGAACACTTCATTATTAGAGAGTAGTGGCAAGAGCATATTAACGTGAGCTTTATTTTCTGCATCAAGCAGTAGCATTATTTTCACTTAACATACTCCTAAGAATAAAAAAGCCCGTTGGATAACCGACGGGCAAAGCGGGACAGGGCATGGCGATACCCTTATAAGTATCCTCAGTGAAGGTACTTATAAGGAGGGAGAGTTTCCTCTCCCACCTACCGGTAACTACTGTTAATTATTCTTCAACAGGAGTCATCGGGCCAATCATGCTGAATACATCCAGCTCGTTAAAGTAACGAACTTCCTTGGTATCCTGATCCTTGCGAGATTTGGCACGAACCATTGCATGGAAGTTGGTACCCTCAGCAGATTCGATGAACTGCATCAGGGTAGTACCTTCCGGTGAGCAGTGGCCCATGATTTGCGCAAGGCGCTGGATACCATAACCAGGATAGAAACGCTCGGTGAAGATAGCACCTTCTTCGGCGTCCGGCAGTTTGTGCGGGTTAGTTTCTTCCTGCTCGATGATAGCATCAGCACGGTACTGCATAGCGATGTGGCCTTTGTTATCACCATCGGACGGCTGCATAGAAACCTTGAGGATGGTGAACTGCCCCATGAAAGCACGGACAGTTGCTAGTTCCTTGAGGACTTCGATATCACTAGCAGTCACAGACAGCAGGGATTCGATATTCATTTCTTTCATCAGGTCGCGGGTCAGAACTTCTTGATTAGACATAGTAGTATCTCTCTATTAGTTAGGTTAGGTCTGGCATTACGTTTCGTTTCACACTAGGACGTGTCGGTCACTTAATGTAAGGACGATTAGAACACAAGATTCAGAAATTGTCAAGTCCTTTTTGATTAAGGCTTAACGAATTTCTTTGGTAGTGCGGGGCTAGTAGTTTCTTTCTTCGCTACTAGCTCAGGTTTAAACAGTGCTATCAGACCGTCCTTGGCTACGTCAATATCCTTACGGCTGCCAGTGATAGCCTTCGGCTTGGCAGTAGTAGCAGAATACTTAACGTGGCGACCGCCTTCCAGCGCGTAGTACACTACAGTACCAAAGTACTTTGCGTTGTTACGTGCGAAGTTTTTAGTACCACCAGACGGAGTGAGCTTCTCGGTATCATCCTCCTGCTGAATACCCTGCTCGTGAGTAATCATGATGACGTTAGCATTACCAGCTTGGATGGATGATAGTACCCTCTCCAAGTATAAGCCGAGAAGGCGCCACTCGTCGAAGGTAAACTTATCACCTTCTCCTACCTTCTGCTTATTAGTAATATACCAAGTAGCAGATGCAGTAAGTTGCGTGAGTGAGTCACATACAATAATCCACTCTGCCGGAGGGTAGTTACTAATCTTGTACTCCTTCACCCCCTCCTTATCCCGCAGCATACAGTGCGCGCAGTTAAGTACGCCGTGAGTATCGCATACCTTGATAGCCTCACCCTCAAAGAAGCGCATCATAGCTTCAATGAATACAGGGCTCTTGCGACTATCTCCGAAGCGTACCCACTCAATGTTAGCCAGCAGTTCGTCATCCAACTGCATCATAACATCACCGCCTTTCTCTCCATCGAGATAGAGAATCTTGTAGTGCTCTGCCAGCTTGAGGGTATCCAGAGTCTTACCAGTTTTGGCAGCACCGTACACTAGTACGTTGTGAGGTACTACCACTCCACTGGAGTCTCGGAGTTTCTTTAACTCTAATGCGTTCACAGTAACTCTCCTGTCTCTTTTAGTATCACATCCCCTTCGGGAGTAATAACGTACTCGTCACCAGATATAATCTGGAAATCATCACCTTTCCACTTACAAGTTTCCCAGCAGTAGTCACAAGCATACATCCAACTACTGTCAGGCCATACGTAGATATCCTCGTTCATACTATCTCCTGGGGCGCTGGCGTCTGTGCGGTCGCGGGCAGTGGGCATA